GCATCGACTTTTTTTAATTGGGTATCTAAATCAGTAATTTGCTTTAAAAGTTGTTGACCCTCAGCCGTATTTTCTTGATTTTGTACTGCTAAATCTTTGTAGGCTTTACGTGCGTTGTTTAAATCCTTTGATAATTTAGCGTATGCGCTTGCTTCATTTTCAGCCGCTTTTACTTGTTTTTCGCTTTGTTTTGCTAATCGTTCCTTTTCAAGCGCTTCCGCTTTTTGCGTTTTGATTCGCTCCTGCTGTAAACGTTCCTGCTCCTTTTCGCTTTTTATTGCTTGTTGCCTAACTTGTTCCTTTAATTTCTCGATTTCAATAGCCTGTTTTTGAATCTTATTCGCCTCAGCCGTTGCCGCTGTAAACTTTTTTATTGATTCCGAGCTATCGAACTTTGCATCGCCCAAAGATTGTTTTAACGTGGTCGCTGTTTGTTTAAATTCGTCGTTAATTTTATTCAAACTAATCAAAGTTTTTTCCGCTGAATCGCGAATTCCTTTAAAAATATCTTCCTGTTCGAATAAATCTTTACTGCTAATTTTTTTTGCCATCGTTCATTTTATTATATCGTTCGAATTCTTTTTGTAAATCGAAATATTCCTTTGTTGTTATGTTTTTCGGGTTGATCCATTGTCCTAACCATTTCGATAAATGGATTAAACTTTGTTCAATTGTTATTCCAGACCCGTTATTATTTAACATTTGCGTTAAATTTTGCTCCACCATTTCAATTTGTGTCAATTTAAACCGATCATTTGTTAACACGAACTCGCATTCGTAAAGCGCTTTTTTCTGCATTGTTTTCAATAGCTTTAAATAAAGTTTTCCTAATCCGTATTCCTTTAAATATGAATCGTAAATCAATTCCCACGCTATTAAATCGCCCTCGTTTGAGCCGTTTTTATCAATCCTAACGAACTTTAATTCTCCATTAATACATTTTATCCAATTGTGCAACGGTAACTCGTCAATCGAGCGAAAATAATCTATCGATTTCAATTGAATAACGTCGCTTTGTTTCTTCGCGTAATTTTTCCAAACTTTCTTCAGTGAGTCCAATAATACCCTCGCCATATTTTTCAAATAAGTTCGCATTTTCTTTAATTGGATCGGCATCAATTTCAAAATAATCAGTTCCCAACAAAATTAGCATACTTTTATAGAAATCGCCCGTATCAAATAAATTATACGGTTCCCCCTCGCGTTTTCTTCCGTTCGTTATTTCTTCCGTATATCGAGTGTAATATCCAATTATTTTACCGTCTTCATTTACTCCCTTTTCCATTAACTGATCGTCACGAATTAAATCTAAAATCCACGTTTGAAAATCTTTGTCACTAAAAACGTGATTCCAAATTATATCCGGATCCATTAGTATTTTAGTATTTCGTAGTAAATCGTTTAACGCTTGCATATTATAAAAAAGCGGGTCGACAAAAGCCAACCCGCTCCGTTTATAGGTTGAAAATTAAGCCGCTGTAAATTGAACAGTTCCGATAAAACCGTCTTTTGTTACGCTCAAAGTATAAACGTTCGTAGCTACGAAAGTATAATCTACCGTATACGTTCCAGCCGGTGCCTCAGTTACGCCCGCAGGAACTCCAATTAACGTCGAAGTAGTTACGTTGTAAATTGACCAATCCGCGGAATTTGTAGCTCCTTGGAAAATGATCGGATTTAACGCTGTTCCATAATCAAACGCAGCCAAAACAGTTACCGAAGTTGCTGTAACTTGAGAATCTACCGTTAAATTAACATCGATTAAACCGCTCAAATCGTTGAAATTGATTCCCGCCTCCGTTGTTGTAATCATGTACATTGTCGACTCATCGAATAAACGATAGAAATCGAATCCTAACATAATTTTTTGAACTGTTGAATCAGTTGCGAACATGAATTTAGGATCCCACGATTGCTCGTCAACCGGAATAGGATATAAAAATCCATTAGATTTAGAACCAATTAAATTTCCGTTAACGTCAACGATATAAACCCCAAATTGAACACATCTTCCCGCGCTCAATTTACCTAATAAAGTAGGTGTTGAATCGTCACCCCAAAGTTCACCCGCAAATGATCTTTTTCCTTGACGCAAAAACGCCATTCGACCACTGTTTGCCTCTTCGAATTGTGAATCCGCTTTTGGTAATTCTACATTTTCGAATTCAGGTATCGGAAACCATCTTTTTGAAGCATCCGCTTCGTTAATTAAATCGCTCCACGTTGGAAGCGCTGACGCTAAATCAATACCGTTCAAAGTACCATCGTTTGCCGCTAACGGAACCATGATTAATTTACTTGTTACCGATTGCAAAGGAACGCAACCCGGGCGCCCTGTGTTGGATAAACCAACGTTACAATTACATCCTGCCATTTTTTCTAATTTTTTTTATTTAACATTTACAATTTTCTTTGTATTTCGTGAGCTTAATCCGTAGCTCAACACCGCTCAAATTTGCGTCCAATATGTTTTTGAAATATCCGTTTTCCTGTTCCGTTCCGAATCTACTGAATTCCACAATTTCCCAACTATCCACGCGTAAAAAACTCCGATCCTTTTTAACAACTTTCACGAACTCATCCGCTAATTTTGTCATTGGAATAACTACTTGTTGAATGTGGTCTTTCGTGTAAAAATTTAGTATATCGGTTTCGTCCAAAAAAAAGATTCTTAAATCGCTTTCCCACGCGTAAACTGATTCCCTACCGAATGCGTTATAACGTATTCCATGAAGCAACCAGACTAAAGGCGTTTTCTGAGTTAAATCATTTGTTGAAATTGTCCATTCTCGATTAGCTTCGATTTTAGTTCCCGGTACAAAATATGGACTTGGTAACGTTATTTCCCCGTCAATTATTCCCGCTTTTATCCAATTATCGTAATCAATATCGGTAATTAAAAACGAGTTATTTTGCGAATCCTTAACGTATTTACCAATTCGCGCCCACTTTGTATTACATACGGTTGTGAACTCATCCGGAGCGGGCAAATAAACGCCGTCAATCGTTGGATTAATCGCGTTAACTATGTTTTCAACCGCTTGTGAAATATCGTTTATCATAACCAGTATGCCGTTGATTTTGCCACCCCTCGAAACTTATTGTAATTTCCAATCCCAACGTACGTTAACTCGATTGTCGCATCGTTATTTCCGCCCGGAATAGTGAAAGTATCGCCAATTTTATAATTTTTTCCGGCATCTACGATTGTAATTTCTTCAATTACGCCTGTTAAATCTACCGTAAAATCAATTATTAACCCGGTTCCATATCCACCACTCAAAGCAACATTATTTGAAGCTAAGTAATTAGAACCCCCCGAAGTAATTCCGATTGTTACGGCTTGTCCCGTTGGGGGGTTGTTGTATCTAATGTAACTTTGAATTGAACGATACGATCGAATCGCTTCATTATAACGCGTGTAAATCATGGAAAAACCCGTATTTGCAACCTCTGAATTTTCGCTCAAAGGTTTAACGTTCCCGTACGGTGTCATTTGGTTTACTAAATCCTTTGAATATTCAAAATAAATAAAGCCTTTAAGCATCTGTAAAATACCCTCAGAATCCAATTGATTAGAACTAACTCCAAAACCGTATGTTGTGTAAAAGTTATACCCTAAATCTTCACTGAATGCATTGAATATTTTCAAGAAATTCGGACTTTGTGGAACGTTGTTTAATAGGTCGCTTTCGAATTGATTATATAAATCCACTCCAAACAACTGTTTTAAATAACGCGGTTCGTAAATATCAATGTAGTTTTGCAACTTTGATTGATCGTACATTCCCGTATGCAGTGCATATTTTCCGTTAAAATCCTGAATGCTTAAAATCATTTTTTATTATTTTAATTCTCCGTAACCTTTTGCAATAAAATCAGCCGCTAATTTGCCGCTAATTTTCCAAATTGAACCCTTTGGCAACGTGCGAAAATTTCCATTTCCTACGAATTCGTATGTTAAATTTGGATCTATTTCAACGGTTTTTTTTGCTTTTGGCGTTACCGTTTCTTTTGTTTCCAAATCTACATTTAGAACCTTTTTTT